TGCGCCGCCTTGAGGCGGTTTAAGAGCTTCGTCTCAAAATTCACGCTTGGTTCTTTTCAACCTTCGGCTCGGGCGGCAAAGACTGCCCGTCAACTTTCTCGCCAGCAGCCAAGCGGTGCTTTTGCTTCACATAGGCGCTGTTCATAGAGACAGTGCCTTCCTTCGGCTTATCGGCCATGGTGATTTCCTTATCGCGTTCCTGGGTTGATCCCGGTGCCGGTGCTTACCGCCACCTTCTCGCCGGTGGCCATTTCGGCCGCCGCAAGCAACTTGGCGGTGTCATTGTCCGCCGTATTCATGCGCTCACGCACGGCCACTTCAGCCGCGGTACGCTGGCTTTCAGCCATCTGCTTAAACTGCTCAGCTTGCAACTTCTCGGCACGCGCCTGCTGCTGATCCGTGAGTTTGGCTGCGTCATTCTGCTGCTGCAGCTGCAACTTCTGCTGATCAAGCTGGATCCGAGCCTGATCAACCTGAGCACGCTGCTGCAGGGCCTGCCCCTGCATTTGCGCATTGAGCTGCGCAATCTGCATGCTGCTGTCGGGCGGCATGGGCGGCTGCGGCCGGAATTGCTGCGCTGCCTGATCAATGAGAACCAGCTCTTGGCCAAACGTGCCAAGTTGCTGCTCAATGAATTGCTGGACCTGCAAAATCACCTGCGTCTGCTGCGCGGCCTGCTCTGGGATCAGGTTTTGCTTCTGCGCCTGATCCACAGCCTCATGCGCCTCAGACAGGTAGTAATTCAACAGGTGGTCGCGCAGGTGAATGGCCATCGGGAACATCAACGTCTTCATAATCACCGGATTGCCACCAAACAGGGGCGACTTCAAAAACGCCAAGTGCGTCATGATGTGCGCAAGATGATCCTGTTGCGGCAAGACGTAGATTGGGCTGCCCATGGTCGCGGCGACATTCTCGCTGACCGGGTCCATGTTCTCGTTTTTCTGCTCAGGCATCAAAACTTCGTCTGCAGGTACCTTCAAGGTGCGGAGAAACATTTCCTCCACCGCCCTGACATTGTACAGCTGCGGGGCGACAGAAGCGCGCTGCATAAGAGCCTGGGTTTGAGCAAACCTCTGGGCCTCAGAGAAAATAGAAGGATTGCTGACCGGCACCACATCAAGCGGCCCATCAAAATCAGCAGGGCTAATTTCAATGCCTGACTCTTGGGCCTCAACATCTTCTTCTGTCAGATAGGCGCTGTTGAGGCGGTGCAAAATCTTGAAGCACTTCGCCATGGAATTGTGAAGGCGAGAGTGAATGCTTGAGAAGACCACCATGCCCTGCTCAATCAGAGCCATGGTCGTGCCAACAGGCTGGTTAGCATTCTGATCGCTCAGCTTCTCAAAGCTGGTCTGCACGACGCCCTTGCCGGCTTCCACCAAAAAGCCAAGCAGCTGATACAGCACCGGGCTCGGGGGGTTGAATGGCATCGGCATGGCCAGCTTGCGCACGTCATCAATAAGCGCGCCGCCCTCCATTTCCACCACCTCGGTGGGCTGGAGATTAATTGTCTGGCCGCCAGGGCCTCCCTTGAGCTTCAGGAGGGTCGGCATGTTCTGGATGTGCGCACTGTCCAGCAACGCACGCAAGGCGCCTGTGGCCGCGCCAGAAAGGCCGCCAATCATGTGCGTCAAGCCAATTGGATAAGCACCACGCCAAGGCACAAACGGAAACTCGACAATCCAGTCGAGCTCCTTGCGCTGGTCGTCATCTGCGTCCCAGTTGCGATAAAGGGAGAGTGCCTTGCCGCTCGACTTGTCGATGCTGAGAATGTAGGGGCTCATGCCCTCGTCAAAATCAAGGTAGGTGTAGATTTCAAAGATGGTGCGCAGGCCATCTTCATTGTAGCTCGTGGTCTTGCGGCCCTCGATCTTGTCGTTGGCGATTGACGCCTTGCTGAACTCTGGATCATCGGGGTAGCCAAGATCCACATCAATATACATGCCGGCCCTTACGCGCCGCTCATATTCCATCTTGGTGATGTACTGAACGTGCGTCTTGCGCTCGGCCGTGTAGAAATTGGTGGCAGCAAACGGCAAATAGACGTCATCAATCGGCACAAATTCAGCCTGCGGCCGGCGATGCTGCTGGTTCCACATAAACTTCATGTACTGGCCGCCGCCCAAAGGCAGCTGCGTGCTCAATTGCTCAAGCTCACTGCGGAACTCTGGCATTTGCTCAGTGGTCTGCCAATTCATGAAGGTGGCCTTGCGGTCAGCCTTTTCCACCTTCTCTTTGCTGGACTCGCCGTAAATTTTGCTTTTCACCGGCCCATTTGGCGGGAAAATTTCCTTCATGAAGCGGGCGCTAAAGTCTACGCACGCCTCCACCAGCATGGGATGCACGACTTTATTGGCGCCAGTAAATTGCGCGCCGCCGGGCGCGTCATCGCCCAGGCCAGTGCGACGCAGGCCCTCTTCGTAAAGCTTGTCGCGCTTTTCGCGGGCCTCTTTGTCGCGGTCAACCTTTTCGAGGAGGTCGTTTACTGCTTCCTTGAGAAGACCTGGGTCAACTTCTTCAACGATGTTTTCAAAGTGCTCCAGGCTGCGCTTATTTTGCTCTTCATTTTCAAGGCGAATGATTGCGCCGCCATCTTCAGTGTCCTCTACGTTGGAGTTTTCGGGGATGAACTCAACGACTTCACCTTCTTGGGCTTCATCATTTTCAGTAAGCATTCCAGACATGACTTAGAAAGCCCTCCGATAACCGAACAATATCTCTTTCTGGCGCAAAGTAGGATCCACCGCCACATCTAATCCCAACGTCCCGCCAATATTTGACTCTGGGAACAGCCTTTCGAGTGGAACCTGCAGGCCTCCCGTGATTTGAGTGCCGGCATTCCCCATCCCAGTAGTGCCGCGCCGTCCGCTCATGATGCTGCCGCCAATGTTTGCCGTGGTGCCCTCTTCATCAAGCGGAATATTCAAATTGCCGCCGTAAGAATACACGCCCTGCGGCTTTGCGCCAGTAAAGCTTGGCGTCATGGTTTGATAGCCGCCAAAGATGCTGGCAGGCCCATAACTGGCAGACACCCGAGGGCCGTAGCCAGTCATCCCATAATCGCCGGCATTTTCCATGGCCATCAAGCCTGCGCCAATGCCAATCTTGCGCTCTTGGTCAAGAATGGCATTGATGCCCGTGCTCAGGCCCCTCATGCCCGCACGCTGCCCGTAACGGTCATCTTCGATTGGGATTTCAAAATAATTGGTTGAAGACGTCACGTTTTCATTGCGCGGGTAGCGCATGTAATTCTTTGGCAAATCCTGCGCGCCAACCGCCATCGGGGTCTGCACATCAAGGCCCCTCATCAGCATGCGCGCACGCTGCGTCACATCCACAGGGGAAATTTCCCGCATAAATTCGCTGGCGATCGTATCAACTTCCCTGGGATCATAGGGGCGCGCCATGCCCTCATCGCCCACCTCGCCGCCCTCGGCATAGCGGTGGTGCAATTCCTCCAGAGACTTTTTGCCTTCCACCATGCCGCCGTGCTTCATAAGCCTCGGGGCATTGGTAGCCAAGTTACCCCAGTTGCGGGCAAGATATTGGTCAAGCGTCTGGTTATTGGCTGCAGCATCTTGCTGGATCTGGGCCCAATTCCAAGGTGCATATGGCGGCGCGCCAGTCAGCTGCTCACTATATCTCTGGTTGAGGGCAGACAAACTTTGATCAATGTTTTGGCCGGCATTGTCATCCGCCGCAGCGCCAGAGCCAGCATTGCTACTGCCCATGCCGCCAACGCTGGAGCCAACAGTGCTGCTCGTGCCGGCAACGCTAGAGCCAACATTGCCAGTATTCGTGGTGCTGCCAAACTCAGGCGAGCCAAAAGACATTACACTGGGAGAAACGCCCAAGGCTTGGCTCACCTGCGACCCAATCATGCCGCCAAGCATCCCAAGGCCAGGAACGCCCGTGGCAAGCCCAGCAATGCCCAGGCCAAGCCCCACCGGGTCAATTGATACTGCCGGCGTCTGCTGGCCAATCTCGTTAACATTCACGCCGACTGTGACGCCAGGAGGCGAAAAGGCAGATTGCGCGGCGTAACCAAGAGCTGGCCCCAGCCCAATAGTCCCTCGGCCTAATGCGCCAAAAGCTTCCCCAATACCGGGCGCCGCACTGAAGCCGGTGGGCGCAACACCGCCAGTATCGGCAATACCAAAACCAAGGCCCGCTTGCTGCGCAGCCACGGCCGTGTTCATGTTGGCTGCTGCTTGGGTTGCTTCAGGGTCTTGCATAGACATGCTTGGAGCCATGCCGCTTATGCCAGCGATGCCACTCTCACTGGCGCCCACATCACTCGCGCTTGGGCCCGTTTCTCCGGTAGACCCAGCCCCAGCGCCAGTAGGACCAGCGCCCTGGCCTTGATTACCGCCTACGGCATCTTGCGTGGCAGCCTCAGACATTGCGGCATCCTGGCCGGTGGCGCCTTCATTGCCTTCGCCAGTGCCGTTGCCGCCCTCACTGCCATTACTGCCGTCGCCGCCGTTCCCATCGCCGCCATTGCCGCCATTCCCGTCATCAAATGCCGGCACGCCATAGCGCGTCATGCGGCCGGATCCGCCGCGCGCCTTCAGCAACGCAGCCTCCTCCGGCGTGATGTAGGCCAGCTCATGCCCCTGGCCCCGAATGGTGGCCTCCTTGGGCGCACGCACAGTGCCGCCATCCGCATACTTGGCGTCAAGCGCAGCAAGGCCGCCCTCGGCGTAACCTTTGGGCATTTCTTCAAAATACGGCAAAAGCGATTCAAACTCAGGTCGCCCAGGCACAGGATAAGACGCCTCGCGCAAATCAAACACCTCACTAATACGAGGTGTGCGGGCACCTGTCCCTACAATGCTATCATAACCCGCGCGCCTTGCTGCGTTTCCAATAATATTTTCTTGCAAAGCATATCGCATACGATTGCCGACATTGCTGTTCGCAACAAGCTCGTGCGCCACGCTTGGATTGCCGCCCCAGCGGGCCAACAAATCCTGTATGCTATCAACATAATCTCGGCCTAATATATGTTTTTCTGTTGCCCTTCTGCGTGTCTCACTAATTAAATCTTCTAGTTTTTTTGCGCTAGTCAATTCTCTAAACGCGCGCTCTGGAACAGTTCCACCCGTATTTCCTTGCATAGCTAGAGGCGCACGCAACAAAGTTTCACCGCGGACCATTTCACTTCCACCATACGCAGATTTATCAGGCCCACGATAAGTCCCTACGCTTTTTGCCGGCAGCGTAGCAGGTAAATAAAATACGCCTTCCCTAATTGCTTGGGCACCAGCTTGTTCAGGTTTTTGATACCTCAAAACTTCAAGAGACAATCCTTCGTCACTAATTCTGGCGCCAGGGGTTGCTTCTACCGCTCGACGAAAACGCGCATCGCTTGGTAAGCGCGTAACCATTTCAATGCTGCGAGCAGTAGCCGGCGAAATGATCGCCGGCCCTTCAGTAAAGCCACGCACAATATTCAAGGAAGATTGTTCATTGGGCGTAGGCTCAACATCGCCGCGCAACACCGCCCTAAAACGCTGCATACTTTCTTCACCCGTACGCGGCAACGGCGCAAACCCGCGCCCCTCGGCAGAACGCAACTCAGTCACAGGCTCGCCAGAACCGATCGCGCGAGCAGCAAGGCGCTCAATGAAGTCAGGATCGTAAGGCGTCTCCACAGGCGCCGCGGCAGGGCGCCGAGCCCGGCCACCCTCGGCAAACTTCTTGGGCTTGCCGCGATACTTGCGAGCCAGGGCGAAAAGAGACTTGCCTTTATTCATTGACTGAACCCTCAATGCCGCCCCCCGCCAAGGCACCCGCGCCAAGGCTCAACAGCGGCTTCTCGCCACGAATAAACATCCGCAATGTGTCTGCCGGATCCTCGCCACGCATGCGCGCCGTATACTCAACACGCTCATTGAAGAGTTGCGGGAAGGTGCGCGTTGCCGGCGAACCCAAGCCAGTCAGCTCGCCAGCACCAGACCACGCAGCAGACTGCGTATCAGCCGGCCGCAAATCAAACTCTCGGCCAATGCGAGCATACAACTGCTCTGCTGCAGCATATTCATTCTCGCGCGGCTTTGACGCCCAGAATGACGGAATTTGCAGGGCATCTTCCATCGTCAGGCGCCCCTCTTGGTAAAGCCTCTGCGGGCGGAAGATGATTGACTTGCCGTCTTCAGAAACTTCGCCGTAACGCTGCGCCATGTTGAGGAGAGCCAAATCTTCTTCATCAAGATTGGTTGCCTCCTTGCCCGTCTTATTCGGAACCGAGATAGACGTCTCCAAAAATTCAGGGTCGCGCGTCCTCATGCCAATGTTGCGGAAGGCATGCGTGTCAACCGTCACCGGCACCAAATTGCCCTGCAAGTTTTCAGAGAACGAAGCCGGCTTTGGATTACGCAACACATTAAAGCCGCCAGACTGAATGGTGCCAACATTTTGCAAATGCAGGTTCTGCGCCATGTGGCCATACGGGTAACGCAAGTCTGCCTTTACCGTCGGCTCGTCGCCACGAGAATAGTAGTAACTGGCGTTCCTGATGTTCGTTGCGACGTCAGACCTTGGCGAAGTCGCGGCCACATAATCCATGTATCGGCGGAATTGTTCCGCACCACGCTCCGGTCCAAGCTCGGCAATAAACGCATCGCGAATGGGCTGCGTGTGATACCACTTGTCTGCGCCCATCTCAATGCCGCGCGCAATGCTCTCACGCAAGCCCGTCTCAACGTCAGGGTTTTCCAGCGCACG